AGTCGTAGCTGGTGCAAAGTAGGTCGTCGCCTGCAACGCAGCAGAGCCGAGGCCCATCGCCGTGCGAGCATTTGCCGCCGTGTAGTTTTCCCAGCGACCGTCTGTCCCGTCGTAAACAAGGAAGTCGTTATTAGTGACGCTGGTGGTGTAGGTGTCGTGCAGTTCACCTAACTCGAAACCGTTCAGCGGATCGACGTAGATGATGCCGTCATTCGGCCCAGCCTTTTTGATAACATACCCGATACGCACCGCATGGTTAGGCGCAATCGGTCGAACGTTCGTCAGCGCACCAGGCGTGACGGAGCTGATGTAGAGGATGTCGCCTTCGTTGAATGCGTTCGTGTTGATCGGCTTCAACAGACCCTTCGTCATGATGTAGCCTTGCTGGTTATTCGTGATGGACTCAGCCACCACGCCCAGCGTCTCTGCTGTGTTCGCATCACTGCTACCTAGGCCGAAGGTCACCGAGAGTCGCGTCCCGCTCGATCCGCTGGCGACCACAGCTTGACCCTTGACCATGTTCTGGCCGGTAGGGTTGTAGACGCGAATGTGGTTATCCACGCCAAGCAGCGCCTGCACGCTGCTACCAATCAGACCGGCCTTGATCGCGCCTTCCGTACTGTCCCACGAGACTTGACCAGTGATCGGCGTGATACTTGCAGTGGTGTCCAGCTGCGCATAACTCAGCGAGGTGATGACTCCTTGCTGACCGAACAGCGATTTCACCACACCGTCGCTGACCTGACCGGATGTGATTGAAATCGCAACGTTCGCCGCAGCGGTCAGGCGTCCCTTTGCATCGACGGTGAACTGCGAGACGTTCGTGCTGTTGCCGTAACTGCCAGCGGTGACGCTGGTATCGCTCAGTCCGAAATACAGCGTCCCGCTCGTCGTGATGGGTCCGCCAGTTACCGAGATGTCGGCGCTGCCTTGAGCAGTCACGCTGGTCACAGTGCCGGTGTACTGGTCAGCAGACGAGATCGTAAAGTTCGGATAGGTTCCGGTGATTGTCGTCGTGCCACCTTGCGTCAGCGTGACCGTTTGATCCGGCGCGCTGTTCGTTACTTGAATACTGCCGCTGCTGGTAATCGGACCGCCCGAGATCGAGATGCCCGTGCCAGCCGTCAGCGAGACGCTGGTGACCGTACCCGTGTACTGGTCGGCGCTGCTGATCGTGAAGTTCGGATAAGTTCCCGTGATCGTGGTGGTGCCGCCTTGAGTCAGCGCGACGACCTGATCCGGTGCCGTGTTAGTCACCTCAATCGTGCCGCTCGTCGTGATCGGTCCACCGCTAATCGAAATGCCCGTGCCTGCGGTCAGCGCAACGCTGGTCACGCTTCCACCGCCTGCCGTGCTTTCAAGCGTGCCTGCGTTGTAGGTCAGACCAGAGCCGACCGTGACAGTCGAGAAGCCGCCGCTACCATTGCCGGCGAGAATCAGCGTGCCAGTCGTAGCAGGCGCAAAGTAGGTCGTGTTTTCGAACGCAGCGCTGCCCAGTCCCGACACTTGACCAGCCGTCACCGCGATTGCCGTATTAGCCGCCGCCGTCAGACGACCCTTTGCGTCCACGGTAAACGTCCCGACAGAACCAGCCCCACCGTAACTGCCTGCCGTGACTGACGTGCTAGATAGTCCGAGCGTAAACGTCCCGCTCGTAGTGATTGGCCCGCCTGAAGACGTCACGTCGCCGTCGCTGGTTACAGCAACGCTGGTCACACTGCCACTCCCACCGCCACCCGTAGCCGAGAGCGTGCCGCCAGCGTAAGTCAGACCAGTCCCAACTACGACTGCCGCAAAGCCGCCCGAGCCGTTGCCGCTCAGGATGTCGCTGCCCGTAGTCGCAGGCGCGAAGTAAGTCGTGGACTGCAACGCGGCGCTGCCGAGTCCAGTCACCTGACCCGTCGAGATGCTGATCGTCGCATCCGCCGCAGCGGTAAGGCGACCTTGAGCGTCAACCGTGAAGGTGCCGACCTTGTTGGCCGCGCCATAGCTGGCAGCCGTTACCGCCGTGCTGGCAAGTGACAGAGAGAACGTGCCGCTAGTCGTGATTGGAGATCCGCTGACTGCGATTGCGCCGTCGCCCGTAGCTGCAACGCGCGTCACTGTACCAGAGCCACCTCCGCCTCCGGTTACAGCGATCTCAATCCCGCCAGGCGTGTTCGTGATCGTAACGTTTGATCCAGCCTTCAGCGTGTTCAGTTGGAACGTGCCGCCGTCGCCAATGAGCAACTGACCGATACCAGGCGTCCCGGTCAGATCGGTGATGCTGTTGATGTTCGATCCACCGCCACCAGCACCACGCGCAGCGAGCAACGTCCACGACTTCGCAGACCGACTCGGCTTTTCGCGCGTCGTTTCGTTTGCAATGTAGCTGTCGCCGTTCAGCGATACGACATCAAGCGCCTGATACTCTCCAGCCTTCCACTTACCGAGCGGCTGAAGGGTAGCAGGCACGGCAAACTCCGTCCGCGTCTTGACCGCCTCATCCAGCAACTGCGTAATCTTCTCCGGCAATTCAGCCGCCGCGAGCTGGATGCGCTGTTCTGCGATCTCAAGCAGTTGCGCGTTCTTCTCGCGCTCCTGCATCAGCGCCGTGTACTTCGCGCCCGCCGCCAGTTCGAGTCGATTCAGGAGACTCTTTGCCTCTGCCGACAATTTCTCCTCAAGCACTTTTGCTGCGGCACCTGAAAGAGCGGACAACTCGCTGTGGATGTGCGGACCGAGTTCCTCTAACGCCAGCGCCACCTCGTCGCGCAACTCATTGCGCAGCTCAGGCAGCGAATTGACAATGCACGCGATTTCCTCGCGCTGCTCGATTGCCAGCTCGATCAGGTGGTCGATCTGCTTTTGCGTGTCCATGTCTTAGGCGCTCGGATTCAGTTGACGTTGGCAGACTGCGTAACGTTGCGATTCGTCGGGAAACTCAGCGACGACAGTCGCGTCGCCCATGCAGCGAGTCAGGAACTCCTCGCTGCTTTCCGCCGCAGCCGGCGTCGGCAGGACGAACTCCTTTTTCTTTTCCGAGAGTTCGCGACGATAAGCCGCAATTGAAGACAGCCAGTCCTTCGACGACAGCCGACGAGTAGCAAAGTCCGCTTCAACTTCTGACTTAAGCTGGATCTTCGGCCTTTCATCGGAGTTCTCCTTTCGATTCAGCCGCTCAACAATCGCGTTCGCCCAAGTGCGGCCAGCATCGCCACCCCAGCCGTTCCACGCTTGCCAGCCTTTGCCTTGCTCGTCCCAGGTCGCGCCTTGCTTGTCTACTTCATGTCGATCGAAGTAGGCTTTCATCCGCCGTACGGTATCGGCAGACAAGGCACGCTTGTTGATGATGTCACGCGCACGCGCCAGACCGACCGCCGTCATTCCGCGTTCGGATGCTGGTTTCTTCTCGCGTACGTCCAGCGCGCGCTTGGCGTTCGCTGCCATTGCGTCGTTGGGAACGTAGCCATCCTCGGCAAAGTCGATGACGATACGCTGATCGTGCAACTCGGAGTCTGCCTGCGAGGCTTCCGGTGCAGGAACCGCAGCGACCGCCTTTGCATCTGCTGCTCCCTTTGCCGTTGCATTGACCGCATCGACGGCATCCTGCGTGACCTGACCACCGAGCGCAGAGGCCATCGCCGGATTGGCTGGCAACTGCTGAGTGACCATGCGAATCGATGTTTCTGGCACGCCGTAGCGCTGCGCCAGTTCTGAGATGAAGTTCGCCTCAATCGCGATCTGCTCCAGGCGACCGAAAGCGTCGGTGCCTTCCTCGGCTGCGATCTCTTGCAGCGACTTAGCGCCTTGGCGGTTCTCGTTCAGATTCGCCGTCGATTCGCGACCTATGTCAATCGTGAGCTTCGCCGGGAAGCGCCACTCACCACGAGTCGCACGCTTCATCGCCTGCACAACCGTCTCGCCGTCGCGACGCGGAGGAGGCGGGATCAGCTCGCGCGCGATAGCGTCAAGGATGACTTGGTTCTTGATCGGATCGAGCACCTTGTCTTGCAGCAGTCCTTGGTGCCGCGTGAATACGCGATCAGCGGCAGCAAAGTCAGCGCGAACGCTCGGTCCCTTGTAATTCTGCGTGCCGAACAAAACGCCTTCGGGAATGCCAACACCAATCGAGATCTCGTGCATCAGGTGCTGCACGAAACCCTCGAAGGCTGCGCTCGGTCTCGACGGCATGACCTCAACCTTGTCTGCCGTACCAAAGTAGCGAATATTGCCGATCTCACTCAGTTCGTTTTTCTGCGCTTGACCGTTCGGGAGCGTTTGCGACGGCGTCGGCGTGAACAGGTTTCTGCCGTTGGCAGATCCTCGGTCAGAAAATACGAGGGCGGCCTGCTGACTAGCAAATCGGACACCAGCTTTCTCAGCTTCCAGAATCTCGTAGAGCATACGAGCCGTGCGGATCGCAGCGTGGAAGTCAGTGACTCCACGATACTGGTCCACGCGAAACGGATCGTAGTAATGGCAGAAAAACTGACTTTCGATGTCTTCAGGATCATAATAGACGCCCTCTCTTGTCACGCGGAAGATTCGGTACGCTACAGGACGCCCGAACTCATTCGTGAAGATGCCTTGGAAGTAGTTCGCCGGATCTGCTCCCAGCGCGTTCGGATTCCCGATGCGCGTGCCAGGCACAAGCTGGATCTTCAGTTCGCCGTCAACGCGACGAATGATGAAGCCGCAGTCGCCGTCAACTGGGCGCTGCTCGGCTGCAAGCTGGATCAGCTTCTTAAAGGTGTGACGGTTCGTGACATCGCACGTCTTGCACCACTCGTGGAAGTAGTCCGAGACAATCGCGTTGTAGTCTCGGTCGCCGGTCGTCGGTGAATACTCGTGCGGCGTCAGGTAGTTGCCAAACTTGCGGGAAACCTCGCGCGCCTCGGCCATGTTCTCGACTAGGTCACGCGCTTCCCACATCATCACAATGCGGTCGCGAACGGTCGTGTTCGACTCGGACGGCAGACCGTATTGCTTCGGCGCGTAAAGTCGGTTTGTCTGCGCTGCGTTGTAGTTGAACAGCGCCGCCTGCACACGCGACTCCATGCGCTTCAGTCCCCACGCCGGTGCAACCGCCGAGATTGCTTTATCGTACCACGGTGCCGAAGCGATGACCTTTGAAGCGTCGAAGTCCATGATTAGTTGCCGTTAAAGCTGACGAAGGTGACGTCTGCGCTCGTGCCGTTCTGGTAATCAATCGCAGCGACGATCTGACCGAGCATGGTGTTGAGTCGGCCAAGGTCCGCGCGCGTGACGCTCTTGCCGTTCAACGAGTAGGAGCTGTTGACCAGTACTGCGCGAATCGCAGCCAGAGTCTCGGTTTTCAGCGTGGCGAGCGTGGCAAGGTCCAGGCCCTCAAACGGATTGTCGTTGCCCATACTTTAACGCCAAAACGTTAAAGGCAGGAGCGGTAATCTGCGCTAGCGTTAATCCTTTTTAGGCGGCGTGTAGCGAATGATGCCCGCAATCGTTGCCATACAAAGCAGCATAGCCGACGTGTCGAGACCGTGGTTCGGTGCGTTGCTGCGTACCTCGCGCCACTCCCAAACGCCCGTGCGCACCTCGACCTTAGACTCGCCCTTGAGGTGTTCAACGTACAGCGGATTTACGTCGGATGGCAGCTCCCATTTCAGATCGCCTTTGCCGTCGAGTGCCGCCGCTAGCGTGTCCTTGAAGTAGTCGCCGCTCCACTCGTAGAAGTACACGTCGCCGCCTCGATAGTCGCTGACGCGCGGTTCGCTGAACGGAAAGTTAATCAGCTGGTCGGTGTGCTCGTCACGCATCGTCCAGGTCTTGCGACCGTAACCACGCATACCACGCCAGCCAAACTCGGCACAGTCGCGGTCAACGTCAGACGGTCGGTAGCCTCTGTCCTGCGCAACGCACGAATCCGGCACAGCATACCGTCGCTGGATCTCGCGCAGATGGTCGCGGGTGTCTACGCGGCCAAACCACAACTGCCGATAGCGCGGACCAGTAGCCGTTGAGAACGCGCCGATCTCGACCCACCAGTGATCGATCTGACGGTCGAGCGCCATGAAGCGGATGACCTCATTGTCGATGCGTTCGCCGGCGGCGTATTGCTTCGAGGAGTAATTCGCCTGCGTAGCTTGGAACAGGTTAATCGTTTTCTTAACGACCAGCCACGGCTTTGCCTCGCGCTTCGTGCGAAAGTCGATGCGCATCTGATCATCACCAGTCCGCAGCGAGTGGTTCTCGGCCTCGCAGAACTCCTCGACTAGAAACTTCATCGGACGCGCCACGAGTGCCTCAATGCGGAACGATACGTTCTCCGGTTGCGCATCTGTGCGCGTTGCAATGTATCGTCCAGTCTTCTTCCATGCCTCGCGCGTTGCGTCGGAGTCCGGCGACTCGTAACCACAGTGCATACATCGAAACCGCGTCGAAGCAACCGCGCGCGCTACGTCCCAAGAATTGTCGTCGCGTCGTGCTTCGCGGTCCCACACTACGCCGGCGCGCTGGTCACCGCTTGACTGGTCAAAGGCAATCGGATGCGGCTTGCGGCAGCTCGGGCAGTCTGCGTGCCACTCCTGCTGGTTCCCGCCGACGTAGCTTGCGTGCTCAACGTTGCCGGTCTGCTCGTCCATGACGCAGGCTTGGCTGACGTTGTACACCTTGCTTCGTCCGACCTCCTCGAACTTGGACACGCGCGCGATGGCGTGACCGTAGACCTCCTGCCAGCGAGGCAGCCAGATCTCGTCGTTGATCTTGTACCGGATAGACTGCGACTGCTGCGTGGAGAGGTTGGCTGCGTTGAGTGTCAGGAAGAATCCGCCGAAGTAAATCTCGGTTGTCGTGCGATGCGGCCCAGGTTTAGGCAGCATTTCCGCGACTGGTCGGCAGCGCTCCAGCAGAGGCCAGAGTCGCGTCTTGGCATGGCGCTCGACCATATCGTCGGTCTGCATCGTCCAGCTAATCGGTCCCGGATCGTTCGCGATGATCCAAGGAAGCCAGACATCCGCGACCAGTGTGCCGCCGATCTGAACAGCCTTCCGAAAGTGGACGCGACGAATCAGCGGATCCTTGAGCGCGTCGAAGATCGGAATGAGCCACGGCGACAGACGCACATTGAACGGTCCAGGCGTTGCGTAGCTTTCCGGCAACTGGACGTGCCGCCGCGCCCAGTCGTAGATCGGCGCGCGATCCGGTCGCGGAAAACGCAGGTCGGCCAAGGAGTCTTCGGCTTCGATCATGATTTGCCCCACTGATCGGCCATTGCTTGAGCGATGCCAGAATACGTCTCGGAGCGAATCGCCCAGCGGTCTTCGCTCGGCGCTAATTTGTTCTGACCGGAGGCGGTCTGATTGGACCAACGACCACTTGCAGGCTTTTCCAAGACGTTAGTCGGTTTGAGTAGTGGAAGTCCTTTCAACCAAAGGCACGTTGACTTGCTTTCGGGATGACCAAACTGCCATGGCTGGATGATTTGATCAGGTCGCCGGATTCGCGTTGAGATACAGCCAATCGGATTTTCTAAGGCAATCTTAGCAATCGGCGCATCTAAGAGCAGACGAACGAACTCAAGCGCCTGCTCGGTCAGTTGTGCGCGACCTTCGCGCCGCTTGTTCCAGTGCAAGCCAGAGCTGCAAAGGTAAGTGCATGGAGGATGCGCAATCATCAAGTCCCAGTGCGGCTTATTCTCCGGCCTCCCGAACAAAACACCGTCTCGCTCCAAGTACTCAATGCCATCCTGCGTTGGTCCGAAGCATCCGCACTCATCTGTGCTGTTCTCTGAGATGCAGCAGACTCCCTCCGCTTCTGGGTCGCATTCACCGAAAAAGCGAACCGGAGTCCAGCCATCCAGCAAATGCCGCACGTCGCCTTGATAGTGTAAGCCCGGAGTCTTCGCTGGCAGCAGATCGCAAGACCAAGCCTGCCAGCCATGCGCCGTAAACGCATCACGAACAGCGCCAGAAAACTCGCAGGCAATTAGAACGCGCTTCATGGAATGCGGAGGAGGATGTCGGCCAAGATATACCGTGATGGTCGAGGCTCGCCAATCGGCCAGACCAGCGGCGAAAGCAAGATCATCTCGCCCGCTAATCCCCCAGAGGTTACCTCGTAAACGATTTGTGCCTCGTCTTTCGCGCGATGGTATGGCTGTACGACCACGATGTCACCGACACGGTATTCGCTGATCATGGCCGCTTCTTCTTTGGCCTGCCTCCCTTTAAACCGTTACGCCGTGCCGCTTCAGCCTTGGCCTGACTCCGCGCGCGGCCTCCACGCTGGCCGAGATGCGCCATGACTGCTCGGATGTCGTCAGATGTTGGCTGCATTGTAACAGGTCACGCAAACGTGATGTGTCCGAAATCCTTCGCCTTGATTCTGTAAACGTGCGTCGGCTGATAGCTATCGGTTGCGATAATGTCGTCGCCATCGTACCTGACGAAGACGCACGATACATACTGCATGAACCTAAAACGCTGACCCTTTTTCATGACATTTGAATTTGTAGCAGTCGTCATCTGAATGAGCTTTAAATTCTGCATTAGGAGCGGACAAACTCGCCGTTGCTCTTGCGCTGCATCACAAGGAACTGCGCGCCGCGAACGCCGGTCGCGATCCAGAGCTTCGGCTCCCAATTACGGCTGACCATGTCGGCTGCGGTCAGCGCACCGATCGCAATCTCGGTGAGCGTGTACTGACGGTTGTCGATCGTGGCGGTGGTCGTGTTGTTCATCATGGAAACAACAAAACCTAAGCCGCTCAGGATTGCCAGCAGAAAGTGCGTAGAACGGCTGGCCTGATTTGTAACGCTCACTCCGCCTCCTCGTCGCTGCCTGCGCCTGACTTGCTTTGCTTCACGGCATCAGTTTCAAAACGCGCAAGATTTGCATTCACGACTTCACGGATCTCGTCCAGGATCAAGGAGCCTTCGACGTTCGCCTCGGCTGCGCTCTTGCCGGCAACGCGCGGCCCTAGTTCGACCTCCAGCTTGAGCCGCAACAGCAAGTCCAGTTTCGACCCAAGCAGCCGCAGCATTGCCTTGACCACCGTGCGGTCAACCACGTCGCCGCGCATTGCCGCGAGCTTAACGTCCTTTAGCGCGATGTCGCGCTTGAGCGACTCGGCTTTCAGTTCGCGCAGATCGCCCGACTCTTGCGAGGTGTACGAGCGCCCGAGACCGTTCTGGTCCAGCCACTCCCGCACCTCCTCCGGCGTGCCGTCCATCGGGAAGCCTTCTCGGCGCTTCCATTCTGCAAGTGATCTGACAGAACAGCCCAGCGCTTTCGCAAACGGCGCTGCCGGTCCACGAGCAGTCAACTTGCTTGAGTCAGGCATTGGCTGTTTTATTGCGAATTGCGTGCGCGTTTATTGTAGGCACATTGCGTACGAC